ACGAAAGAATACACTCACATCTATTGCACTATTAGGGTTCTCGTTGTTAGGAAATATCCTAACGCTATCTGGATAATCATTCTCCATTTGTTTTCTCCTCTGTTATTAAATTCCAATCGGTTTCTGCGTTGTCTCCATATTCAGTATGATCAAAGGTTACTTTGTACTTAATACCGCTTTCAGTATTTTCTGTTTCGGATGAGTCTCCTTCTTTATTTATATCTACTTGACACATAGCTTCACAAAATATATTAGAATCATCATCGAGTTTTACATCAGTTTCTAATGTAAACCATCTGGTATCGTAAGAGTCCTCAGATATTTTATATTTATATTTCATTGCTCTGCATCCTTGTCTTGACTCAAGACTTCTCTTATTGATTTCAATTCTTCAACTGACTCATCAAACTTTTTCTTATCTAGTCTTTGTAAGGCAGAAGTTTTTTCTGCTCCTTCTAACCAAAGTCTTTCAACTTCTATTACAGTTTCTTTTCCTCTGGCTTCTTCAAGCAGATCATCTATAAACTTAAACAGTTCTTCTTTGCTGTTAGGTTCTTTAACAGCACCACCCTTCTGTACTTGTGGCTTGGCATTAACATGATCGGTATCAGCTATCTGACCATCATCATCTTCATCCGTTGCTAGACTTAGCATGGCACTCAACGCATACCTACGCATGTAGGTAAGGGCAGACCCCATAGCTTGTGCGCCATCACGCTGTTGCTTTAATGGCAACTCGCTCTCTATCCACTCGCCACTTTCNTGCAGTAGTCTNGTTATAAGTGTATATCCTCTATCACTTATGATGGGTATCTGTATTACAGACAGTCCATTCTTAGATGTGATAGGCAATATGGTTTGCAGTATCAATGCAAGATCAGCATAGCTATAGGTATATCCTTTGCCATCATGTGTTTGCACCTTAACTGTTTTAGTCTTTGGTAATATAGGGAACTCTGATTGCGCTACCGCTAATGCTTTGCCTAACTCATTAAGAGTTATGCTTGTACGCATAAGGGGGTGTTGTTTTAAAAGTTCTCCAGTTGAATTGTCTATTAAGTTATCCATTTAATTCTCCTTGATATTGGTCACAGTATGAAGAGACATCACAGAACTTACCGCAACGCATAGCTTCGCCCTTACGATGGTCGATGATGTAATCTTCGTTAGTTTCTACAAATGTGTCTGCTTCTTCCTGAGTATCAAAGAGTTTAAACGCTCTCTTACCACCCGCTTTAAGCACCGCCCACTTGTCAGGTTTTTTCCACCGCTCCTCATCAGTACAATCTGGCAAGGTTAAGGTAGCAAGCTGATGTGATTCTACTTTGTCGTTAACAAATTGTTCTTGCTCTGCAAAAGTCCATAGGTCTATTTCAGTAGTAGTAACTTCATGTTGTGGATAGTCTGGATTCCTATCAGCTTCATATGAGGAATGGTCACGGATGATATTAACAATCTGTAGTTGGGATACTTCCCTACCATTCTTGCGAGCAAGCCAAGCATAAATGTTTAGTTGCTCTACATCACTCCGTCTACCATTCATCACAGCATAAGCCTTACGAGTTTTCCAATCCATAATTGTTATGCCTTGAGGGTCTAATCTTTGTACGTCTATCTGACCACTTACAGTCCAACCCTTTGCATCTGCAAAGTATCTTTGCTCCAAGATATAACCCTCCAACGTACCCAATTCTAGGATATGATGAACTGCTCTACCGAAAAGAGACCACACTTGACGGCTAACATCCACCACCATTTCAGCGTCATGCTGATATGCTAGATGTGCTTGTCGAGGGGGTTTGAGTAGTCCGGTAGCAGAGATATCTGCTTTGCCTTTGGTGTATGTATCACGCATTACCGCTTTCGCAAACGGCAATGGTAGGTTTAGATCATTACTGTACTTCATATTTACACTCTCCCCTACATATTATAGAAGTTGTAATATGTTGTCAAATATATATACAAATATAGTATTAAATTGTATAAAAAAAGGGAGAAAGTTTTGTGCCTTTCTCCCTTTACTCTGGAGCATTAAGTTGGATGAACTTAATGAAGCGAAAGCTAACATGAATAAAAAGCTTGCACTCGTATAGTATTTTATACTATATTTAATAATAGACAAGTCGAGGGGTAAGACCATAGGGTTTGTCAGTTGTTGGTTACTATGGGATTCATACACAGCCAAATGCGAGACCGAAAGTGTGAACGCAGTATGACTTGAAGCACTATCTTTAAGAACGTAGCACACGAATTAGACACTAAGTGCAGTAGTCTGATGCCATTAGCGATGTCCGAGAAGATTAGCATGATGTATAGGTCACACCCACGTTTAAATGTGGGATGTGAAACCTATGCCACAACTCAATCCTCAAAGAATAGCATTAAAGGATAGGTCTTAAAGACTATAAAAACTGGAGAAAAAAATGAATGATGAATACGCTTTTGAAGGCTACGTCATAAGGCTTAAACAAAAAGACTATGACAAATGGCTCAAGAACTTTAAAAATATACCCAACCTAGATGCCGTACTTATGTCGAGGGATGTCTGGCTTTCAGAAGAAGCAGACGATAGCGCACGTAAGAAATGGTTTATGTCTACTGTTAATTACCTTGTCAATGTGGATGCAAAATTCAAAGACAAAAATAATAAAGATGAACAGGGTCGTAGACTAGGACAGGATGGAAAACATATATTTAAAAGGATGCCATGAACGAAGTAACACTAACAAAAACTATAGACCAACAACTCAATGATAAACAAATTAACCTTAGACACTATGATGTAGGGCAACAAAAAACTACGTGTCCTGAATGTTCACACCAACGTAAGAACAGCAGAGACCTTTGCTTATCAATTAATATTAATGATGAAGGGGCAAGATGGCGATGCCATCATTGCTTATGGGAAGGTAATGTGTGGAAGGCTTCTCTCAAGAGACCGCCCACGATAAGAAAAGCTACGCCCAAGAAGCCGGCAATCATACCTAATACCAAGAGCGTGAAGGGTACATGGGCAGAAAAGTTCTTTGAAGAGAGAGGATTATCATTGGAGATAGCAGATAATTTTGGTGTTGGTGTTGTCTCGCACTTTGTTAATAACAAACGTCAAGATTGTATTGCCTTTATATATAAAAACACGGAAGGAATACCAACTAATATAAAATTTAGATCAGCCGACAAACACTACGCACAACTACCTGATTGCGAGAGAGTTCCCTACCTGATAGACAGTTTAAACACAGAAGAAGATTCGATCCTGATCTGCGAGGGCGAGATGGATGCGTTGACTTGGAAGAACATTACAAACAACGTGATATCAATACCTGATGGTGCGAGTGATAGGAAGATGGAATGGTTAACCACGTTTGATGTAGATAAATATAAAAGAATTTATCTTGCACTTGACAACGATGATGCCGGTATACAATGCAGAGAAGAGATAGCTAGAAGAATAGGCAGAGAGAGGTGCTTCATCATAGCTTATCCGGAAGGATGCAAGGATGCTAACGAGGTGTGGTGTTTAAACAAAGAAGATTTACAGCAGTCATACAATACAGCAGAGCCTTACCCAATTAAATCTTTGTATACTGCCAATGGTTTCATGGAAGAAGGACTACAATTATTTAGAGGTGGGTTGCGACAAGGATTATCAACAGGTATTGAAGGTGTCGATGGTATATTTTTAGTCAGACCGGCAGAGGTTACTATATGTAGTGGTGTTCCTAACTGTGGAAAGTCAGAGTTCATTGACGCTATAGCTGTAAACATGGCAAAGAATCACGATTACAAGTGGGCGATATGCTCGTTTGAAAATCCTGTGTCAGAGCATTTAAATAAACTCGCAGAGAAATACGTTGGCAAGCCGGCAAGGAAAGGCATAACAGATCAGATGGAAGAGGAGGAATTATTAGATGCTTACGATTGGTTGGCACAACACTTCTTCTTTATAAGATCAGAAGATGAATCGCCTACGATTGATTGGTGTCTTGAAGCATCAATCAGTTCGGTACTTAGGTATGGTGTAAACGCTATCATCCTTGACCCGTACAATGAGTTCGATCATCAACGCCCATCAGGTATGACAGAGACAGAGTATGTCAGTCAGATGATGAGCAAGATTAAAAGGTTTGCTCAGACTTACGGAGTGCATGTATTTTTCGTGGCTCATCCGGCTAAGATGCGAAGGAGTGCAGATGGAGAGTTCCCTTTAGTAGAGCCTTATGACATAGCCGGTAGTGCAAACTTTGCTAACAAAGCAGATGTCATACTCATAGTAGAGCGTGACTTCACACAAGGTAGCAAGGATGTAAGGATACACACCAAGAAGATGAGGTTTAAACAATCAGGTAACTTGGGAAGTGTAGACCTAGAGTATAACCCTATTAACGGAAGGTATTCTAAAGCCTTCGGGTATCCTACTATTTAGATTTCTTCCTGATGATACGAGGTTTATTTTTCATTGGTGCTTTACCACCAACCCAAGCCTCGTTGACATCATCTGTCGTAAGGTCGTCAGCTTTATATCTACCCTTGATAGTGCGAGTACGCACAGGTTTTGCTACCTTTTTCTTGACAACAGGCTTGTCTAATACTGGTTCTTTTTCTTTCTGTTTAAACGATTCAGATGCCTTAACATCTTCAGGTTTATCAGTAGCTTCTACAAACATATGGTAAAACCACCCTTTAAATTTATCTAACATAATCTTTACTCCTAAATTGTTTTTTATTTAAACTTTGTTTCTCTACTTCATAATCTAACAACGCATTTTCTTGCTCTTGCCACATGCGAATTAGTTTATAGACATACTGCCTAGATACTCCTACATCTTTTGCAATAGAGTTGCCATTCAAACCTTTTGCACGTAACTCTTTTATCTGTTGAGTTCTTTCCGCACCCTCTGGTTCGTTGGGCATCTGACATAGTCTGTCATAAACATCTGTGTCAAGGTTAAGAGATAGCTGATAGCGTATCGTAGAGATCGGTTGCAGTATGACGTTAGATATTTCTGTGAGGGTATCGCCACGCTTGCGTAATTCGATGGCTTGTTCAAGCCAATAGGGAGACTTATTTCTTCTCGGCATTTTTCATTCCTTCTTCTATAGATACTACATTATTTTCTTCACGCATCTTCTCTTGTGCTTTGCGTATTTT